TACAAATGATAAGGAATTTTATGATAAAACTAATAAAGCAGGCATAATAGGCAATATATTTGTTTCTATAAATAAAATTATTGAACTTTGGAGATCAATGTCTGGAGGACCTGATGGAGTCAACATGATTGATTATTTACAAAATTTAATGGATTCAATTTCTTATGCTTTAGGTGGTATAAATGATTTTAAAATATTTAATAATAGACAATATATACAAATAGTAGATGTTAAATATTTAGGTCTTGATAAAAAAGATGATTTATATGAATTTAATTTAATATCACAAGAAAGTATAGTTAGAGATATTAAATTAAATTCTAGAATATTTAGTGAACAATCTACTATGGTAGGTATAGGAGCAGCTGGAGAAGATAATGCTAATTTAGGAGATATTTATACATCTACACAAAACTATTTAAATGATGGGTTAAAAGATAGATTAATTAAAAAAATAGAGTTTACAGATAATAATAATCCTTATACTCTCCCTAATGGTACTACCATATCAGGATCTGATTTAGAAAGATATAAAGTATATAAACTTATTAGACCTTTGAGAGATTATATTAAGAAATGTGTATATGGTTCTGCTTTATATGGAAGTTGGGAGCATGTAACTAAAATTCCTGAATCTAATGAGATACAAAATGCTTTTTCATTAATGCAAACTTGGAATTATCAAGTAAAAGGATGGCAAATAAATTTTAAAGCTATAATACCTTTTGAACTTGAAATTACTTTAGATGGAATATATGGAATAATAATTGGAGATTTATTTAGAATAGATAAACAAATTTTACCTAGAGAATATAATTTTAAAAATATTGGTATGGTTGTTATTGGATTAAGTCATAATTTATCTAATAATGATTGGACAACTAATATAAAAGCTCAAATGGTAGTTTTAGAAAATGAAAATATTGTGAAAAGATATGGTCAAGATTTTGAAAATGTAATTAGATCATTAGATGTAGAAGAAGCTAAAGCAAGTTATTTTATGAGTGCTTTAGCTGATTATTATACTCATATATTTGTAGATACTATAGGATGGGATGGAATGATACAAACATCACCTATGGAACTTATAAACAACCATAATCCAACAAATATTTCTTTAGCTAATCATATATATTCTTATAGAGATAAAACAGTAATGAAAAAAATGGCTGAAAATATAAAAAACTCTCCATCTATTAATACTACAAAACTTCAAACTTTTTTAGAAAAATGGTATAATCACGCTTCTACATTAGGTCTTACAGATTTTCCTGCTACTTTAACTGATTTTTTAACCCCTCTAGCTGGGTCACGACCACTAAATGATATTTTAGATTTAGTTGTAAAGGACATATATGATAGAATAGCTGATCAGGCAATAAAAGATTTTTCAGGTCTTGGCCCAAATAGAGACCCATTTATAGATGTGCAAATCTTTGACGCGGAAAACTTTGTTGATCATACCTTCTTTAAAGTATTTAAAACTAATGCATCTGGTGGAAGTTTTAGTAATTTTTTTCAATATGATCTTATAAGTAATAGTACTGGTACTACTGATTGTACCCAATATACTTCAGCTGAACAAGTTAATACAAGAACATATATTAATCTTTTAGGTTCATCTGATTATGCTAGTGGAACTTATGCTTTATTAAAATGTAATTCAACTATATTTAGCCCAAATGACTATTTTAAAATTAAAAATAGTTCTATACAAAAGGTTTTTGCAATATTTTTAAATCATATTCAAAATAATAAAAATAGTTTAGGATTATCTTTTTATAATTTTAACAGTACTTATACACAGAATTATGAAGAATTAATATAACAATGTTTAAAATTCAATAAAATGTATATACCACAATCTTATATAGTAGAGGTAGGTTATAACCAAGGAGGAGGAGATCTTGTTTATTCATCTGATAATCAACCTTATAAAGGATTTTATCATAAAGATAAACTTAATAGATTTTGGACAGGAAAAGAACATACAAATAAGTCAGTATTATTAATAAATAAAGTTAGCCCAATAACTTTAGAAACAATAACTAAAAATGCTAATGGTAATTCAGCTTATACTAATAAACTCTCAGACATATATACTTCACCTTTTAGTATTTTAAAAGCTTTTTTAATTAAAGGAGACTATATTCAGCCTAGTAATGAGGATTATGAAAGAGGATTTTTCACACGTTATATAGTTCAACTTAAATTATCACATGATCCGTATATAGTAGAAATAAATGAAGATACTTATAAAAAATTAATAAGTAGTAAATCTTCATTACAATATTATAACACAGTTACTTTATTATGGAAATTAACTGGTCCTGATAATGATGTTTATGATGGTAATATTAGAATTGAATCTGGAATAAGAGATACTAATTTAAGATCTCTTCAAGAAGCTGAGTATACTATACCTAAAATATCTGAATTCATCACAGACCCTTTTCAATTTGTAAATATTGAAAATGATGGAGCTGAATTCTTTGGGGAAATTGAATAATTTTTAGTTATTTGGATACCTAAAATCTTTATTATATATTTAATATAATAATAAAGGTTATGTATTACATTGTTGAAACTAAAGAACAGCTTAAGTATCTAGGCAAACCCGAATCTAATCAATGTTTTGTTAATGTTATCACAACAAATGATAATCATCATCCATCATTAACTAAACCATGTTTAGTATATTATAATGATGGAAATAAAGGATATATATTACCTATAGATCATAGTGAAGCATTTAAATTAGAATGGAATGATGTTAAAGAATTCATTAATAGTATAGATACAGTTTATGTTTTAGATAAAAAATTCCATTTATATTACTTACCAGGTGATAATTTAGTTGATTTAAATTTTATTAAATACACAGATGAAACTCAATTTGATACTAAAGTACATATTGATTTTAATCGTGATAAATACTATTTAAATGAATTAAGTACTCTTATACCAATACCTAAACATTACGAAAAATGGGAAAATGTATATAATCATTTAAAGAATAAATTTTTATTTTCTGATTTATACACTTTAGTACCTAATAAATTTTTAAATGATGATTGTTCTAAAGTATTTTATGAAATTGAAAAAAATGGTATAGGTATTGATCCACGTAAGTTTAATAAACATTTTGAAATTAATTGGAAAAACAATTCGATTTTAGGGAATACAGTTTATACACAATACAATTTATATAATTTAACTACTCGTCCTTCAAACGCCTTTAATGGCGTTAATTTCGCCGCTTTACCTAAAGGTATAGCACGTGAGTCATTTGAACCAAATAATTATGTATTTGTTGAATTTGATTATAGTGCTTATCATCCTCGCATTATAGCTAAAATGATTGACTATATATTTGAAACAGGTGATCCATATGATGAAATACCTAAAGAAATAATGTTTCAAAACATATATGGTGGAATTAAAGATGAATATGCTTGGTTTCCATTTTTTACTAAATTAAATGAATTTTTATTTGATAAATATAAATCATTTTCATTAAGCGGTTCATTACATTTAGCATGTGGCAAAGTAATAGAACTTGATAGAAATACTCATGCTAATAGAAATAAATTATTAAGCTACTTAATTCAGTCTTATGAGACATATTACAATGTGGTTACCTTAGAAAGAGTACTTAAATTATTAGAAGGTAAAAAATCAAAAATAGTACTTTATACATATGACTCTATATTACTAGATGTAGCTAAAGAAGATATAAAAATATTACCTAAAATTAAACAAGAACTAGAAGCTGATGGTTTTCCAACACGCATGAGTATTGGTGAGAATTATGGCGCTTTGGTAAAAAAATAACATATTTATGGAATGGAACTTAACTATAGAAGAATTGGCGAACAAATTATTTGCAACTTTCTCAAAGAAAGAAGACATAGACGAAACAATTGAGGTTATCACTAACCGTTATACTATTTTATTCAATAAAATTTTTATTTTAGAGTCTAAAAATAGTGATGAATTTATTTGCACATACAATATAGATCCAGGTAATCTAAGTATGACTACAGTACTACCTAATACTATATTATTACATCGTAAAAAAGAATCAAATACATTATATACTATTAATGCTTTAAATACTTTAATTAAATCATTAAATAATGGTTATCAAGATCCAAATTACAAAGTAAATTGGGTGGACTATAAAAATACTATTTTATTAACTAATGGTCCTGACTTAAGAAAACTAGAGACATCTATCTATAAGATAGTTAATCTCTAGTTTGGCCTCCGGCTTTTTTGATGCTATATTTAGCGTATTACATTTTAAAATAAATAAACAGTTATGGATTTAAACGCAATTAAGCAGCGTATGCAATCGTTGCAAAACAAAGGTAAAGGCGGCGGTAATAAAGAAGACCGCGCTAAAAATTTCTGGGTACCACCCGTAGGTAAATCAGTAATTCGTATTGTTCCATCTAAATTCAACAAAGCAAATCCATTCAGAGAAGTAATGTTTCATTATGGTATTGGAAACAAAACCATGTTAGCATTAACTAACTTTGGTGAAAAGGATCCAATTGTTGAATTTGCTCAACAACTTCGTAAAACTAGCGATAAAGAAAATTGGTCGTTAGCTAAGAAGATTGAACCTAAAATGAGGGTATTTGTTCCTGTTATTGTACGTGGCGAAGAAGATAAAGGTATTCGCATGTGGCAATTTGGTAAGGAAATGTATCTTGAATTATTAGGTATTGCTGAAGACGAGGATATTGGAGATTATACTGATCTTATGGAAGGTAGAGATTTAACAGTTGATACTGTAGGTCCTGAAGTTACAGGTACTAAATTTAACAAATCATCTATTCGTATTAAACCAAAAACTAGTCCTTTATCTGACAATAATGAGTTAGTTAAAAAATGGATTAGTGAACAACCTGATGTTTTATCGCTCTATAAAAAATATGAGTTTGATGAAATGAAGACCATGTTAATGGAGTGGTTAGAGCCAAGTGAAGACAATGGTGAAGAAACAACTGAAGAAACTACTGAAACACCAGTAGCAGAAACACCTAAAGCTAACTATGCTCTTAATACTAAGAAGAAAGGATTTGATGAGAACGAATTTGATGAACTTTTTAATAAATAATTAATATGGCTAAATCCACTAAAAGTGTAAATGCAAGTGTATCTCAAGCAATTAAAGGTACATTTGATCTTGACAAGTTCAAGAAAACTAAAAAACTAGACGGTTCGTCTAACTTTAAAACACAAAGGTGGATCCCATTCTCTCCAGCTGTACAAGATGCTCTATCTATTCCAGGTGTACCTATAGGACATATTACTATAGCTAGAGGAGGTTCAGATACCGGTAAAACAACCTTAATGATTGAAACAGCGGTAAATGCTCAGAAAATGGGCATTTTACCGGTGTTCATCATTACTGAAATGAAATGGGATTTCACTCATGCTCAAAAGATGGGTTTCCAATGTGAAGCTGAACCTGATACAACTACAGGTGAAGTAACAAATTATAAGGGTTTCTTTTTATATGTTGATAGATCTACTTTAAATTCTATTGAGGATGTAGCTGCGTTTATGGCTGATATATTAGATGAACAAAAGAAAGGTAATTTACCTTATGATTTATTGTTCTTATGGGATTCAGTAGGTAGTATTCCTTGTGATATGAGTATTGAACAAGGTAAAAATAATCCAATGTGGAACGCAGGTGCTATGTCTCAACAGTTTGGTAATTTTATTAATCAGAAAATACCTTTATCACGTAAAGAATCATCTCAGTTTACTAATACATTCTTTGTTATTAATAAAACAGGTGTACAGCCAGCATTAACACCAATGGCTCAGCCTCGTATGACTAATAAAGGTGGTAATACAATGTATTGGGATGCATCAATTGTTATTACATTTGGTAATGTAACTAATAGCGGTACAAGTAAGATTCACGCACAACATAAAGGTAAGAAAGTTGAATTTGCTAAACGTACTAAAATGGCAATTGATAAAATTCACGCTGATTGTGGAATTGCTACTACATCAACAGTAATTGTTACACCTCATGGATTTATACCAGACGATAAAGACGATGAAAAAGCTTACAAAGCAGCTCATGCTCATGAGTGGTTTGGTAATGATGTAAAAATTGAGGATATTCAAGTCACTGAAGATAATAGCGAATGGAATGAAAGTAGTAAAATATCACCAATGATTGAAATAGATAATGACGATGAACAAGACGTTTAAAACCATGCTTGATAATATAAAGAATACTAGAGAAGAACCTCTACATTTAAACAGTAAGGTTCTTCTTATAGACTCAATGAATACATTCTTGAGAAGTTTTGCCATGATTAACCATATGAATCCAAGTGGAGCTCACATTGGTGGGCTCACTGGATTCTTAAAATCAATTGGTTTCGCTATTAGGCATATTAAACCTACAAGAGTAATTTGTATATTTGATGGCGCTGGTAGCACAACAAATAAAAAGAACCTATACCCAGAGTATAAAGCACATAGAAAGCTACAACGAATAACTAATTGGGATGGATTTGATAATAAAGAAGATGAATCATCATCTATTGAAAATCAAATGTCTCGTTTAATAGGATATTTAAAATGTTTACCTGTTGATTTAATATCAATTGATAAAATTGAAGCAGATGATGTTATAGGCTATATAACTAATAAATTAGCTGGTGAAGTATATATAATGTCCGCTGATCAAGATTTTATGCAGTTAGTGAGTAACAGAGTGACAGTTTATTCACCTATTAAGAAAAAATTCTATACACCTACTTTAGTTAAAGAAGAATATGGTTTATATCCTCCTAATTTTATTAATAAAAAAATATTAATGGGAGATGATTCAGACAATGTACCTGGTGTTAAAGGATTAGGACCTAAAAAATTATTTAAGTTATTTCCTGAGTTAGAATCTCTACATGCTATGCCTTTAGCAAGTATATTAAAAAAATCTAAAGAATTAGTTAATGAACATGGTCTATATGGAGATATTTGTAATTTTGAAAAACAACTTTTAATTAACCAACAATTAATGGATTTATCTAATCCTGATATACCAGAAAGTGATTTAGAAGAAATTAACCAAATATTATTTAATGAACCTAGTAAGTTAGATAAATTGCATTTTTTAAAACTCTACAATGAAGATAGATTAGGTAACTCAATTCCAAATACAGAGATTTGGCTAAACGAAATTTTTTCCTATCTTCAAATATATAAAATAAAATAAGTTATGACTACATTTAGTAAGTTGAATCAGTATGGTTTGAATTTTCAAACCAAGGTAATTAGCTCGCTTTTAAAAAATAAAAAATTTCTACTTAACATTAGAGATGTAGTTACTCCAGAGTATTTTGATAATCAAGCTCATCAATGGTTAGTAGAAAAGATTATTAAATATTTTGATAAATACCACGCTACACCTACATTAGATATACTTCATATTGAAGTTAAGAAAATTGAAAATGAAGTATTAAAAACATCAGTAGTAGAACAATTAAAAGAAGCATATAAAGCAGCAAATGAAGATGCTGAATATGTTGAAAATGAATTTAGTAATTTTTGTAAAAATCAACAGTTAAAGAAAGCATTATTAACATCAGTTGATTTATTACAATCAGGAATGTATGATGATATTAGACATCTAGTAGACTCAGCTTTAAAAGCAGGTATGGATAAAAATTTAGGTCACGAGTATGAAAAAGATGTTGAAGATAGATATCGTGAAGAATATAGAAATCCTGTCGCTACACCTTGGCCTGGTATTAATCAATTATTACAAGGTGGTTTAGGTGGAGGTGATTTTGGATTGATATTTGGAGGTCCTGGTGGTGGTAAGAGTTGGTCATTAATTGCTTTAGGAGCGGCAGCTGTACAAGCAGGTTTTAATGTTAACCATTATACTTTAGAATTAAGTGAAGCTTATGTTGGTAAAAGATATGATGCTTGTTTCACTAACATATCTGTAAATACAATTCAAGAACATAGATCAGACGTTGAAAAAGTTGTTTCTAATCTACCTGGTAAATTAGTTATTAAAGAATACCCAACAGGTAAAGCAACTATAAGTACTATTGAAGCGCATATTCAGAAATGTAAAGATTTAGATCAAGCTCCTGATTTAATTATTATTGACTATGTTGATTTATTACGCGCTAATAGATCAAGTAAAGAACGTAAAGAAGAAATTGATGATGTTTATGTAGCAACTAAAGGTTTAGCTCGTGAATTAAATTTACCTATTTGGAGTGTATCTCAGGTAAATAGAGCAGGGGCTAATGACAACATTATTGAAGGTGATAAAGCTGCTGGTTCTTATAATAAAATGATGATTACAGATTTTGCAATGTCTATTTCACGTAAAAGACAAGATAAAGCAGGAGGTACAGGTAGATTTCATATTATGAAAAATAGATATGGTATGGATGGTGTTACTTATGCGGCTGTCATAGACACATCTACAGGTCATATACAAATTGATAATAATGAGTTAGATGAAGAAACTTTAGAAAAAGAACGTCCAACTAAATTAAATGAGAACTTTGACTCTATAGATAGAGATATACTTAAAAAGAAATTTTTTGAACTTAACAGTAATAGTTAAAAATAATATATTTATACCTATATGAGTAAAGTTGTATTAGTTTCATGTTCTGCTGGTAAAGAAGATAAACCAATGCCAGCTGAAGAGTTATATAATTCTGATTTGTTTAAAAAACAAATGGAATATGCTAAGAAACTAACTAGTCCTAATGATATTTATATTATTTCCGCAAAATATCATTTAGTACCACTACGACAAAAAATACCTCCTTATAACTTAACATTAAAGGAAATGCCTGCTAAAGATCGTGAAGCGTGGGCAGTTGTAGTTTTAAATCAATTGAAAGAGAAAGGTTATGATCTTGATAAAGATAAGTTTGTAATCTTAGCAGGAAATGCTTATCGTCAATAT